CGACAGGCGTTTCTGCGAGCGTGGCTTCCACATGGGCGGAAGGTTCGTCTCCGAGGAGGGGCAATTCAATGGTATGTTTGACCGATTAGTGAGGTTGGGAAGGGCGAAGGAGCAAGTGATTGGCCCCAAAATCTACTGTTATCCGATAAGCAAATTTAGGACAGACAGAGACAATAACCCATTTGGACTGTTCCATAAACTTAGTCTGGAACAGATTCCACAACCAACATTGGAATGATGGAGAAGTATCTGACGCTTAATTTTGAAGTAGACATAAATCGGGAATCCCCAATCGAAGTAAAGGGATTCTACCGAGAGAACCTTGCCCAACTTTTCCGGTATCTCGGATTTAAATCAGGTGCTGAGATCGGAGTAGACATGGGCAAGTATTCAAGGTGTCTGTGCAACAGTATTCCAAATCTGAAACTGTTCTGTATTGATCCTTGGATGGTATATGAGACTCGTCTGGGGGGAGATCAAGCACACCGTGACAGATGTTTTCAAGTATCCCAGGAACTTCTTAACGGATTCAATGTCGAATTTATAAGAGAAACCAGCATGAGTGCTGTAAAGTTGTTCCAGGATAGGTCTCTGGATTTTGTTTACATTGACGGAGACCATCGTTACGACTTTATCAGAGATGACCTTGCAGGGTGGAGTAAGAAAGTACGTTCCGGTGGGATTCTTAGTGGACACGATTACTATAAATATGGTTTGGATGTGGTAAGGGCTGTGCATGAATATGTCAAGGAGAATCACATTGATAGATGGTTTATCACAGATAAGAAACGCCCATCATCATTTTTCTGGAAAGTTAAACTATGAAACAGAAACAATATCCCTTTTGGATTATTTCACAAATTAAGTTTGGTGGGGGTTGGATAAATTACCCAGTCCTCCCCTTGCATATCACCAAGGGAGACTAAAAGGGGATGCCAAGCACGTGTGTCTGGTTTGAATATGGACAGCACGTCGTTGTGCAAGGCTATAACGGTTTCATCATCGGGCCAAGACTGCCTTCGCATGATGATGCCTTTGGTAATAAGGTCAATTGCTCCTGTAAATGATGTTGTGGGTGTAATTGACTGTGGGTAAGTTTTGATATTATCATATTCTGACATGGGTGGCTCCTTTCATGTAGCGTATCGTTACTGTATGTTTAGGTATTTTGAAAATAGAGGTTGCTTTGCGAAGTTGAAATAGTTTCCACCCATTTAAGTATCCATTAATCCAGACTTTAAAAAGTTTCTCCGTCTTTTTTGTTCGTTTTAAATGGAAGTATGGGGGTATAAGTTCAGCATTGATAAATTTCCCGAATGCTTTGTTGCGATCTATTATTTGTTGCTTTTTCTCTTGTCTTGTTGAGGGTGAGAACTCCAAGATTATGCTTTCAAGCACTTCGTCTTGGCTGATCCTGTGTATAATGGCTTTTCTGGCGATTGTATCTAAAGCCTCGTTGGACAGTTTGAAATTTACTTTGCGTTTCATGGTGTGAAATATAACACATAACTATAATTTGTCAAGTCAAATTTCATGGTGAACAAATGGCAAAAATTGATCTCAGTGTTTGCATCCCAGCCCGCAGCGAAATGTTCTTGTCTCGCACCGTGGAGGATTTACTCAAGAATATTCGTGGCAATACAGAAATCATAATAGGGTGCGATGGCAGTTGGCCAGATCCCCCAATTACTGACCATCCCTTAGTGCACATGATTTACCACAGCGCATCGATTGGTCAGAGGGCAATTACCAATGAGTGCGTTAAACTATCTAAAGCTAAGTATATAATGAAGGTTGATGCCCATTGCGCCTTTGATGAAGGGTTCGATGTCAAGTTGATGAAGGATATGCAAGATGACTGGACTATGGTTCCAGTGATGCGCAACCTACATGTATTTGACTGGGTATGTGGGAAATGCGGAAATAGGAAGTATCAGGGGCCTACCCCCACTTCCTGTCCTAATTGCGACAATGTGACAAATTTTGTCAGGGATGTGGTATGGATTGCAAAGACCAATCCGCAATCTGCCTGTTATTGCTTCGACCCAGAGCCACACTTTCAATATTTTCGTGAGTTCAAGTCCAGACCGGAGGCACGGAAGAAGCAACTTACTGAGTCCATGTCGCTTCAGGGCTCCTGTTTCATGGTGACAAGAGATAAGTTCTGGGAGCTAAGTTTATGCGATGAAGCGTTCGGGTCGTGGGGGAGTCAGGGGATAGAGGTAGCTGTCAAGACGTGGCTATCTGGTGGTAGGGTAATCTGCAACCACAATACCTGGTATGCTCATTGTTTTCGCACGCAGGGGGGAGATTTTGGGTTCCCCTATTCTATATCCGGCAGACAAGTGGATTTTGCCAAGAAGCGGGCAAGAGATATTTTCTTCAACAACAAATGGCCTCACCAAAAGTATCCCCTTAGCTGGCTCATTGATAAATTTTGGCCAATCCCAAGATGGTCAGAAGATGACCGAAGACAACTAAAGGAAGCGGGTAAGTCCTTCGTGTCCTATAAGGAGATAAGTATGACAAGTAGCCCTCCTACCGCACCAAAGATTGTATCGCATCCGACGAAAGGCTTGTGCTTTTACACAGATAATCGAATAGATTCAACAATTTTCGATGCAGTGAAAACTAAACTCATTGCTGCGTCAAATGGCTACAGACTTGTCACTGTCTCTCTTGCCCCTATCAATTTTGGTGAAAATATTGTATTGAATATGGAGAGGGGACACCTCACCATGGCCAAGCAACAATTGGCTGGATTGGAGGCACTGGATACTGATATTGTCTTCATGGTTGAGCATGACATCCTCTATCCGAAGTGCCATTTCGACTTCACACCACCACGCAAAGATGTATTCTACTATAACCTGAATTGGTGGAAAGTTAGAACGAGTGATGGTCAGGCGCTTCATTTCAAAGCCAAGCAGGTATCAGGTCTCTGTGCGTATCGGGACATCCTGATAGAATATTACCGCAATAGGGTAAGATTAATTGAGCAAGGAGTGATAGGCGGGCGTAGGCATTTCGAGCCAGGTGGACATTGTAGGGATGGGTACAGACAGTTGACCACGCACGGCTTTGATACGTGGATGTCAGAGATACCCTATGTGGATATTCGTCACGGACACGCCCTCACTCGCAACATATTCGACCCAAGTGGCTATCGTGGCCAGGTGGTGGATTGGACTATGGCTGATGAGATCCCCCACTGGGGCAAGACGAAGGGGAGATTTATTTCATTCCTTAAAGATGTGGTAGAAGGGAAAGTGTTACAATGAAAAGTGGAATATACTCCATAACATCAGATAGGGGATTTTATATTGGATCTGCCATAGATTTAGGTAAGAGAAGAAGATTGCATCTCTTTTATTTGCGACACAACAAGCATGGTAATCTCCGCTTACAGCGCATTTGGAATAAATATGGTGAGTCTTCATTTGTTTTTAGGCCCCTGTTTTTGTGTGATCCAGAAAATTTACTGTTTTACGAACAGAAAGCTATTGATTACTTTTGGTGCAAAGATAATTTTTTGAATGTCTGTCCTGTTGCAGGATCTACTTTTGGTACAATGCGAACACAAGAAACAAGAAGAAAAATGTCTAAATCAAGTATGGGAAAGCCATGTTCAGAGGAGACTAAATTAAAACTGCGTTTAATTAATTTAGGTAAAACATTACCAGATTCTACCAGAGAAAAAATGTCCATCAGGATGTTAGGAAACAAATATGCAGTTGGTTGCCATGCGCACAGAGGAAGATTATTGTCAATAGAAACTAAACAAAAAATAGCAGACACATTAAGAAGGAAGGGAATTGTTCCGCCGTGGATCAAGAAAAATATAGTTAATCAGGAGGTTGTAAGTGCCATACAAACGTAGAAAGCCAGTTGACGAATCGGAGATGGACAATACGAGATGGGAAGGGCATCATACAGTCTGTCAAACTCTTCGTGAGATATATCGCCTAACTGACAACGAAGAGATAAGATATAAGTGCCGTCTCGCTATGGCGATGACAAAGGCTATGAATTCAAAACTCAAATGGTATAAGAAAGATGGAGACGTGACGAATAACAAGGATGTATTACTGAGTGACGACATTCATGCAGATATGGAGGACTAAAAATGAGTACCGTGGCTGATGTAATAAGTTGGGCAAGGGAAGAGGTACTG